CGCGCAGGCGCATGACCCCGCAGTCTTGCGTCCCCCCCCTGCTTCGAGACGTCGGCGCCGATCGACGGCAGAACGCGGCTACGACGCCCATCACGTCCGGATGCGGGCGATTCTCGCCCCGATCGTTGCTGCTGGGGGGACGCGCTGCGCTCGCTGCGGAAGGCCGATCCTCGCGGGCGAGCCGTGGGATCTCGGGCACGTAGACGGCGACCGGAGCCGCTGGTCGGGACCCGAGCACCGCCGCTGTAACCGCGCGACCGCGCTCGGCCCGCGGAAGACGTCGAGGGCGTGGTGATCCTCTTCCGGCTCGCCCTGATCGCGGGCGCGATCGCGTCGGCTCTCTTCGTCGCGGGCCTCTGGGACGGCGGCTGATGGCGAGCCCTGACGATCTCGCAGCCGTCCTCGCTCCCGACGTCGAGGAGCCCGACGAGGTCGTCCTCGACGACGAGGCCCTCGACCGGCTCGCGACGATGCTCCGGGCCGGGAACTACGTCACGGTCGCCGCGCGCGCCGTCGGCGTCTCGCCTGACCGGCTCGCCGAGTGGCTCGAACGAGGAGCGTCTTCGCACGCCGACGACCGCGGCTTCGTCGAGCTTCGCGAGCGGCTCGACCGGGCGCGCGCCGACGCCGAGGTCCGTCACGTCGCGCTCGTCGCGGCGGCGGCGGCCGAGAACTGGCAGGCGGCGGCGTGGCTGCTCGAACGTCAGTATCCGGATCGCTGGTCGCGCCCGACCCTCGCTCAGTTCCGGATCGACGAGGAGCCGCCGACCCACTCGGCTGACGCGCTCGACGAGCTAGCCGAGCGCCGCGCGGTTCGCAGGGCGGTCGCCGAGTGAACGCGAAGGCCCGCCGTCACGTTCACGCGATCGTCGCACTCCTCTGGCTCGTCCCCGGCGGCGTCGCCTCGATCATCTGGGCGCAGTCCCTCGCCTGGATCGTCTTTATGTCGTGGTTCGCCTGCGTCTACGCCTCCGTCTCGGCCTGGGCCGCAGAGACGCCGGTCGAGAGCGAGACGTCCGGGTGACGATCGCGCTCGAAGCTCCGCTCGGCTCGCAGCGCCCGCGCGTGTTCCACGCACCGCCGGGCGCTCGGTCGGGCGCCGGGCGCGAGGCGATCGAGCTTGCCGCCCTCGCGGGCCTGATCCTCGATCCCTGGGAGGCCTACGTCCTCGACTACGCGCTCGGCGAGGGTGTCGATCGGCGCTGGGCCGCGGCCGAGGTCGGGCTCTGCGTCCCGCGGCAGAACGGGAAGAACGTAATCCTCGAAGCGCGCGAACTCGCGGGCCTCTTCCTCTTCGAGGAAGACCTCCTGATCCACTCGGCTCAGCACTTCAAGACCGCCAAGGAGCACTTCCTCCGGCTCCTCGCCTCGATCGAGGGGACGCCCGAGTTCAGTCGTCGCGTGAAGCGGATCATCCGCTCGCACGGGGAGGAGGGGATCGAGCTAACCGACGGTCGCCGGATCCTCTTCTTCGCCCGGACGAAGTCGAGCGGCCGAGGCTTCTCCGCTCCCTTCGTCGCCTTCGACGAGGCGATGTTCCTCGCCGAGTCAACGCTCGGCGCGCTCCTCCCGACTCAGGCCGCCCAGGAGAATCGGCAGCGCTGGTACGCCGGGAGCGCGGTCGATCAGGTCGTCCATCCGGACGGGGTCGTCTTCGCCCGTGTCCGCGAGCGCGGCCTCGCCGGGGAGGACGACCGGCTCGCCTACTTCGAGTGGTCGGTTGACGCCGAGCGTCCCGACCTGATCGCCGAGGACGCCTACGAGGACGTCGAGGAGTGGGCGACCTCGAATCCGGGCCTCGGGATCAGGGTCAGCGAAGAGGCGATCCGCGACGAGCTTCGGACGCTCGACCTCCGTACCTTCGCGGTCGAGCGGCTCGGGGTCGGCGACTGGCCTCCGACGACCGCCGAGGACGCCGCCGTCGTCGCCCCCGAGGCCTGGGCCGAACTCGTAGACGAAGACTCGACGCTCGAAGACCCGATCTGCTTCGCCTTCGACGTCACGCCCGACCGCTCGACGGCCGCGATCGCCGCCGCCGGTCGCCGGGCCGACGGGCTCTTTCACGTCGAGGTCGTTCAGCACCGACGCGGGACGGGCTGGATCGTCGATCAGCTAGTCCGGCTCCGCGATCGCTGGTATCCGATCGCGACGATGTGCGATCCGGCGGGACCTGCCGCCTCCCTGATCCCGCAGTGTGAGACGCGCGGCTTCCCGGTCGAGCCGATGAGCGCGCGCGATCACGCGAACGCCTGCGGGCTCTTCGTCGATCTCGTCGAGCAGCAGGCGCTACGTCACCTCGGGACGGCCGAGCTTGCCTCGGCGCTCCGCGGCGCGACGCGACGGCAACTCGGCGACGCCTGGGCCTGGTCGCGCCGGAACTCGGCCGTCGATATCTCGCCGCTCGTCGCCGTGACGCTCGCGCTCTGGGGAGCGCAGACGCTCGGCTGGGATCCGAACTCCGACCCGGTGATCTACTGATGCGCGTCCCCTTCCGGAAGCAGCGCGTCGATATGAAGGACGTCTCGATCCAGCCTCAGGTCGATTCGTTCTGGGAGACGCTCTGGGCCGATAGCGGCTCCTCGATCGGGACCTACTTCTCGCCGAGGCTCCTCGATCGCGTCTGGGTCGCGAACCGCTGTATGCAACTGGTCTGTCAGCAGATCGCCTCGATGCCGCTCCGCTTCTTCGGCTCCTCGGAACCGGCCTGGGTCGCGAACCCTGACCCGGTCTGGTTCCCGAACGGGATCGGCGACGCCGTCTTCGCGGCGACGTGGTCGATGTACGGCTCCGGGGACGCCTTCCTCCTGATCACCTCGCGCTACGCCTCCGGGCTCCCCTCGGCCTGGACTGTCCTCGACCCGCTTCAGGTGAACGTGCAGGCCGAGAGCGGTCGGCGCGTCTACCGCTACGGGCAGAAGCCGCTCAATGCGGAGGACGTCGTTCAGATCAGCCGCGACCCGAAGGGCGGGCTCCGCGGGACGAGCGTCCTCAGCGCCTACGCCGCTCAGGCCTGGGGGCTCATCGGCGCGAGCGACCTCGGCCGGGCGATGGTCAGTACCGGCGGCGGCGTCCCCAACGCGATCCTGAAGTCCAAGCACAAGCTGACCGGCGATCAGGCGACCGCGCTTCAGGCTCAGTGGATCGCCGCCCGCGCGCGCTCGTCGGTCGGCGCGCCCGCCGTCCTCCCGCCCGAGATCGACTTTCAGCAACTCTCCTTCTCGCCCGAAGACCTGATGCTCCTCGACGTTCAGGGCTTCTCGGCTCGCGTGATCGCCTCGGCCTTCGGCGTCCCGAGCTTCATGCTGAATCTCCCGCTCGAAGGAGGGCTGACCTATCAGAACCCCGAGACGCTCTTCGAGACGTGGTGGCGGGAGGAGCTAAAGCCCGCCTCGGATCGGATCGCGCACGCGCTCTCGGCGAACATGCTCCCGGCCGGAGCCCGCGTCGAGTTCGAGGCTCGCGCGACGCTCGCGCCGACGTTCCAGAATCAGGTGACGTCCTGGCTCGATCTACTGAAGGAGGGAGTCGTGTCTATCGACGAGGTTCGGGCGGCGATCCTTCATCTGCCGCCCTCTACGGAAGGCGAGGCCCTCGACGAGCTATCGACGCCGCCGTCGGCCGGAGCCTCGCCCGCGCAGCGCCCGCCCGCGACGGTCGCCGAGCTTCGCCCCGCGGTGGTGGCGTGATGACCGTCTACAGGGCAGAAGACGCGACGATCGAGATCACGGCGCCGCCGTCGTTCGATCCGGCGACGCTCGTCCGTACCTTCCCGGTCGAGGTCGCCGAGGGCGACGGCCGGACGCTCGATACGAGGATCGTCCCCTACAACGTCCCGGCGACCGTGATCGACCCGCCCGACCCCGTCCCTTACGAGGAGGTCTTCCTCCCCGGCGCCTTCGCGCGTCAGGTCGCGAACCCTGACCGGGTAAAGGTCTGGCTGAACTTCGAGCACGAGCAGGGCCTCCGCGGGATCGTCGGTCACGGGATCGCGCTCCGCGATCAGCCCGACGGCCTCTACGGCGCCTTCCGGATGCACGAGAACACGGACGGCGATAAGGCGCTCGGCTTCGTGAACGAGGGGATCGTCTCCGGGCTCTCGATCGAGTTCGCCGCGCTCCGCTCGCGGAAGACGGGCGACGGGCTCGTGCAGCGGCTCCGTGCTCATATCTCCCGCGTCTCGCTCTGTCGCTTCCCGGCCTACGCCGACGCGCGCGTCCTCTCCGTCCGCGAGGAGATCGAGGCGGCGGCCTTCGCCGAGGGCTTCGTCGATGAGCACGGCGCGCCGCGCGAGCCGACCTTCGTCGAGCGGCTTCGGGCCGAGCGGGCGGCGGCGCCGCTCGACCCCGAACTCGTCGAGCGGATCACGGCCTACGGGATCGAGCCGCCGCTTCAGCGGATGGCGATCTCGAAGAGCGCCTGGGACGGCTCGCCCGCCCGCTTCAGCGACGAGGAGTATGCGCGCTCGGCGCTCATCTGCCGCGCGGGCGACGACCCGCCGAAGGAGCGCTGCTCGCTGCCCGTGCTCGAACCGTCCGGCGCCCTGAACGTGAACGCGCTCGGAGCGGCGGCCGGAGCGCTCGCCGGAGCGCGCGGCGGGCTCCGCGGCGTCTCCCGAGCGGAGAAGGCGACGGCGGCCCGGAAGCTCGTCCGCTACTACCACGCGGCGGGCGTCGAGCCCCCGCCCTCCCTGACGGCGCTCGCGCGCAGCTAGCCCGGTGGCGACCTACGCCGAACGTCGAGCCGCGGGCGAGTTCGAGGCCGAGGCCGCGAGGCGCGAGGAGCTACGCCTCGCGGCGCTCGCGCTCCTCGAACCGCTCGCCGCTCCCGAGCCGCGGCAGCACGTACCGCTCGGGAGCGACGTCGAGCTTGCCGAGTACATCGACGCGGTAGACGAGGGCGAGCCCGGCGGCGGCGGCGGCTGGCCGACCCGCGCGCTGATCGTCGCCTACGAGACGCCGAAGGCCGAGTCCGGCTTCGCTCACGTGAACGCGGCGAGTAGCGGCGAGAGCGCGGGGGTCGCTCCCTTCGGGACGCGCTTCTACGACAACGCCGATGGGTCGTGGGTCGAGTGGTACGTCGCGCTCGGCGTCGGGATCTACTCGCTCGCGCTGAAGTCGTATCTCTACGACGGGAGCGGGATCGTCGAGTTCTCGATTGACGGGACGCCGATCGACGAGGCGCCCTACGGCGCGAGCGGCGCGAGCGTCGATACCTACTCGGGCGCCTCGAACTCGTTCTCGGCTCAGCAGATCGTCGCCGACGACCTGACGATCCCGGCCTCGGGGCTCTTCACCCTGCGCGCGACCGTGAACGGGAAGAACGCCTCCTCGACCGGCTTCGTGACGAACGTCTGCTACGTCAGCCTCGCGATGGTCGCGCAGATCGCATGAACCTCGACACCTTCGCACGGGTGACGATCGCGGTCGTCCTCGTCGTCGCCCTGATCCACTTCTGGTAAGCGCGCGCGTCGGCCGGTAGCATCCTCGCCGACGGCGCACCCTGCCGGGCTCCTAGGCGACCACCGCGCGGTACGAACGACGCGCCCCCGTCGCGAAGCTCTGAGGGCAGCCCCCGCCGGATCGGAACGAATCGATCCCGTTGGAAAGGGGTGCTTTCAGTGAGCGGAATGGCGACAACGAAGATGCGGCTCGGCCGTCTCGTAGACGAGCGGAGCCGGACCGCGGAGAAGATCGAGGACGCGCTCGCGGGTGCCGAGGAAGAGAAGCGCGACCTAACCGAGCCGGAGCAGGATCAGCTTGCGCGGCACCGGGAGAAGATCGCGAACCTCGACGGCGAGATCGCCTTCCTCGCCGACGACCTGAAGCGTGCGGGCGAGGCGCTCGACGTCTCCGCGCTCCTCCGCGACGACCCGAAGCTCCGCGACGGCGGCCCGCCCGAAGGCCCGCAGATGTATCGGACCTACGCGGCATACGCGCGTGATCGGCTGATCACCCGCTACCCGATCCTGCTCGCGCACGCGGCGCCGAACGCGCAGGCGCAGGAGTATCGCGAGCGGGCCGAGGAGCGGCTCCGCGCGATCGAGCACACGCTGACGAGTGACGTCGAGGGCCTCCTCCCGCCGACCCACCTCGCTCAGATCATGGACATAATCAATGGCTCGCGGCCGGTCGTCTCGGCCGCTCGGCAGACCGCGCTCACGAGCGGGCGGCTCACCTATCCGAAGATCGCGCAGCGGCCCGAGGTGCTCCTTCAGGCCTCCGAGAAGACGGAGGCCGGGACGGCTGGGATGGCCGTCGATATGGAGGACCTGAACGCCGCGACGTACCTCGGCGGCGGGAACCTCTCCTGGCAGACGATCAACTGGTCTACGCCCGACGCGCTCGGGCTCTGGTTCGATCTCGCGGCCGAGGCCTACGCTCGGGCGACCGAGACGCGAGCCTGTCAGGAACTCGGGACGGCGACGACGGGGACGATCTCGGTCCCGCTCGGGACGGTCGGGACGGAGGACTTCAACGCCTGGCGGCGCGCGACCTTCGCCGGGCTCGCCTCGATCTACGCGACGACTCAGGGGAGGGCGCGCACCAACACGCTCTTCCTCTCGGCCTCGCGCTTCTTCTCGCTCGCGGGGCTCGGGTCGCCGAACGACGTTCAGGTGTCGCCGGTCGGCTCCCTCGACGTCGAGGCGATGACCGGGACGTGGTCGGGCCTCCGGGTCGTCGGTTCCTACGGCCTGAGCGGGAATCAGGCGATCGTCGGCGACGCGGGCGCGCTCCTCGTCGCGGAGACGCCGGGCGCCCCGGTCGAGATGCGCGCGGTGGAGCCCGCGATCGGAGGGATGGAGGTCGGGATCATCGGAGCCTTTCAAGCGAAGGTCTTCGACCCCGATCGCTTCATCCACCTGAGCTAGGGCCGGGCTCGTGGCCTACGCGGAAGTCGAGGAACTCGCGCGCGTCCTGCGTCTCCGAGCGCCGACCGACGCTCAGGGAACAGCGATGGCGCGGGTCCTCGACGCCGCGGCCTACGAGATCGACTCGGAGGTCTTCGGCTCGGCCGACCTCGGCTCGCTCGGCTACGGGACGCCCTACCCGGCGCTCGTCGTCGAGGTGAACCTAGAGCGGGCGGTCGAGCATTGGCAGCAGCAGGAGTCGCCCTTCGGGATCATCGGGCTCGGCGACGCCGTCCCGGTCGCGACCGCGCGCGACTCGTGGGATCGACACGCGATGAAGCTCGCCCCGCTGAAGCAGACCTGGGGCATCGGGTGAGCGACGCCTCCCTCGTCGAGATCATGGACGCGCTCGCGGGCTCGGTCGAGACGTTCCTCGGCTCGGCCGTACCGGGGATCCAGGTCGAGGGTCGGCTCGTCTTCAATCCGACCCCGCCCTGCATCGACGTCTATCCGGCCGACCCCTTTCAGGAGCAGGCGGCCTTCGGGATCACGAGCCGGGAGGCGCTCTTCACGGTCAGGGCGCGCGTGACGACCGCCGATCACGAGGCCGGGCAGGAGCTTCTCCTCGACTTCATGGATCCGCGCGGGTCGGCCTCGCTCGTCGCCGCGATCGCCTCCGACCCGACGCTCGCCGGAACCGTGGACGACCTGACGGTCGAAGGCCCGAGCGGCTTCATCGTCTACCAGGACGCCTCCGGCGCGAACGCGGGCGGGCTCCTCGGCGCCGAGTGGCGAACACGGGTGATCCTCGGATGAGGATCCTCTGGCTCTCGAATCCTCCCTGGGCCGGGTCGGGCTACGGCGAGCAGACCGGGCTCTTCGTCTCCCGCTGCCGCGAGGCCGGTCACGAGGTCGCCGTCGCCTGCAACTACGGGCTCGGCGGGACGAAGCTCGTCTGGGACGGGATCCCCTGCTACCCGACCGATAACGCCTGGGGGAACCTCGCCCTCCCGACCTACGCCGACGACTTCCGCGCGGACGCGATCGTCGCGCTCTGCGACTCCTGGGTCCTTCAGCCGGACACCTGGCCCGACGGGCTCCGGGTCGCGTGCTGGGCGCCGATCGATCACTACCCGACGCCGCCTCAGGCGCTCGCCGTCCTCGCTCACGAGCAGATTCAGCCGGTCGCGATGAGCCGCTTCGGCTACCGGCTCCTCGACGAGGCGGGCCTCGACCCGCTGTACGTCCCTCACGGGATCGACACGGCCAAGTTCCGGCCGAAGCCCGAGATCCGGGATCAGGTGCGCGACGAGCTATCGATCCCCCGCGACGTCTTCCTCGTCGGGATGGTCGCCGCGAACAAGGGCAACGCGGCCGTCCCGAGGAAGGGATTCCCTCAGGCCTTCCACGCCTTCGCCGAGTTCTCGCGGAAGCACGAGGACGCCTGGCTCTACGTTCACTCCGAAGCGAAGCCCTCGCGCGGCGGCGGCGGGATCGCGCTCGACACGCTCGCCGAGGCCGTCGGCGCTCCCGCCGGGCGCGTCCGCTTCCCCTTCGAGGCGGCCTGGCATCTGGGGATGCCCTCGAAGGTCGTCGCCGCCCTCTATCAGGCCTTCGACGCGCTCCTCCTCCCGTCGATGGGCGAGGGCTTCGCTATCCCGCTGATCGAAGCTCAGGCCTCGGGCGTCCCGGTCATCACGAGCGACCACTCGGCGATGACCGAGAACTGCGGCGCAGGCTGGCTCGTCTCCGGCGATCCCTGGTGGGACGCGCTTCAGGAGTCCTTCTTCATCGTCCCCTCGCTCGCCTCGATCGTCTCCGCGCTCGAAGAGGCCTACGAGCACCGCGACGATCAGGCCCTCCGCGAGCGCGCCGTCGCCTTCGCCGCCGACTTCGACGCCGATCTCGTCTTCGAGCGCTACTGGCTCCCGGCGCTCGACCGGCTCGTCGCCCGTCCGGAATCAAATCCGGACACCCCGGACAGTCTCTCGGAGGCGGCGGCGTGAACCGCGCGATCGTCACCTTCGCGACCGGCGACTTCGACGAGCTTCTAGAGATCGCCTGGCCGGGCTTCCGCTCTTACGCCGACCGGCACGGCTATGACCTGATCGACGAGCCGCCCTCCGTCCTGACCCGGCCCGCGTCCTGGGGGAAGATCAGTCGCCTTCTCTCCGTCCTCGACGCGGGCTACGACGAGGTCGTCTGGATCGACTGCGACTGCGTGATCCTCGACGACTCGACCGACCTCGCCGACGAGGTCGGGCCGACCGCGCTTCACGCGATCACGCTTCACGAGACACCCGACGGATCCGTCCCGAGTTGCGGCGTCTGGCTCGTGAGGCCGGGAATGAAGGTCTGGCTCGAAGCGATCTGGCGTCAGACTCGCTACCTGAATCATCCGTGGTGGGAGCAGGCGGCGCTTCATCACGTCCTCGGCTACGGCGGGAGCCCGGTCGCTCGCGTCTTGCCGTCCGCCCTCTACGACCGGACTCACTGGCTCGGGAACGAGTGGAACGCGCTCCGGCTCGAAGTGCCGTTCGGCCCTGAGCTTCCCGACCCTCGGATCGTTCACGCCGCACCCGGAAGTCGCGTCGCCGTTCGAGCGGCCTTCATGCGCGACCTCGCGGAGCGCTCACTCGTCACGAAAGGAGTCTGATCCCCGTGGGTAAGTTCCTCCTCACGAACGCGAAGATCGTTGTCGGGGGTAGCGACCTCTCCAACTTCGCCTTCTCCCTCGACACGCCGGACACGCGCGAGCAGGTAGACGTCTCTGGCTTCAATCCGAACGGGACGCGCGAGTATCTCCCAGGCCAGCGCGATCAGTCGATCGTGATCGGCTTCCTTCAGGGCTTCGGCTCCGGCGAACCGCATCGCGTCCTTCAGCCTCTCTACGCCGCCGGGACGACGTTCGCGATCAGCGTGCAGCCGGACGCGACGGCGGGAACGAGCAGCGCGAATCCGTGGTTCGGCGGGACGGCGGCCCTCTATGAGTACGACGGCCTGAACGGGCAGCTAAACGCTCGGGCCGAGATCACGGCGACATTTAGGCCCGCCTCGAACACGGGCTTCGAGTGGGCGACGGCGTAGATGCCGGTCGAGGTCGTCGGGCTCCGCGGACTGACCGGCGGCTTCGCGCTCGCCGAGCGCGAGGTTCGCCTCGGGCTCCGCACGGAGCTTCGCGAGGCGACCGAGCCGGTACGCCGTGAAGCCGAAGGCCTCGCCGTGCAGAGGATCCGGCGAATGTCGTCCTCCCCGCGCTGGTCGCAGATGCGGACGGGGCAGACGCGCTCGGTCGTCTACGTCGCGCCGAAGGCCCGCGGCGTGAAGACGCGGAATCCCCACGACCCGCGGCGGCGTCCGAACCTCGCGAACCTCCTTCGTGATCGCGCGCTCGAACCGGCGCTCGAAATGCACGAGCGGCAGGTCGAGGACTCGGTCGAGCGGCTCCTCGATCACGTCGCCGCCGACTTCAACGGAGGGCGCCTATGACCAGCGACAACGGCTCCGAGCGGCCGAGCGAGGACGGCTTCGAGTTCCGCGGACGCTTCTACCCCTGGCACGTCTCGGATATGGGGAAAGACCTGATGCTGATCGACCGCATCGCGGCGATCCCGATCGCCGACTTCTTCGACCAGATCGGCGACTCCTTCGACCGCGGCCGGGCGCCGATCCTCCTAACCCTGATCGCGACCTCGCTCCGCTTCGGCAACCCGGACTGGTCGGTCGAGCGGATCTACCGGACGACGATGGATCTCCGGCTCTCGCGCGATATCACCTTCCTCGACGGCGAGACGACAGCCGAGGGCGAGGAGGACAAGCCCGCGCGCCCCCCGGACGGAACCGAGCAGCCGAGCAACGGCTCCTCGGGATCACCATCGCCAGATTCCTCGTCGTCGTCGATCCGACCGGAGAGCACACACTCGGCGACGTCGTCCGAGATCCGAGCCTGATGTATCAGGCCTGGCTCGCGCACCTCTTT